TGATTGTCTGCTCATTTTCCTCAACGGTCATCACATTGAATAGGTAGGTGCGCCCATGGTATCGAAACGAAACCCAAGCACGCTCATTCAGATATTGATAAGCCTTAGATAACGCAGTATCCGATTTAATGGCTTTTTTAAATACAATGAACTCAAATGTTGAGGATCCTGTCGGTAAATCCCTTGCCCAAGTATCGTCGTAATAATTAAGCGTATTTTGCTTGTCGTTATCAACAAAAGCAACTTTTTGCAAACTTGCATCATGAATTGTTAATAGCATTATAGCCACCTTTCTTCAAATTCAATCGTCACTGTCGGATGTTTTTTGATAAAACTAGAGAAGTACAGCTCTAATTTTGAATTACCTGGAGGGATGGAGAGCCATTGAGAACCATCTACAACCTCGCTTGCTTTTGCAATATCATCAATATAGACTGTGTCGTCTTCGCTGTTGATGACAACATTTGAACCAGTCGTAAAACGGTTAGGAATATCTCTCGTCTGTGTAACAAAGTCTTTGCGATAATATAGACCATCAAGGTACATGTGAGAAACCATTGGATGATCTCGATATGCCCCTATTGTCACGTGAATTCTAGCGGATTTTTTCCCTTTAATTTCTGGAACAATGAAAGTTGAGTAAGAACCACCATAAAAAACTTGGATTCTGTCATCATTACGTTTCAAGTCAGACCATCCTTTGGCCACGCTAAAAGGGTTTCGGTCAGCAGTTGTTGTACCATCAAATCTCCAACGTCCTAAGATACGATAACCACCTTTTCCATCGCTTACAAAAAAGTTGTATTCACAATCAGAGCTAAGATTTCGTTTAAAAGTTTCTACTCCATATAAAAACTTACCTGCTGTATCAGATACAGTAATCTTGATGAAGCCGTATTGATTGTTTGCCTCTGCCCAAAAAACTTGCCTCCACCACAAATAGTCATCCAGTGATCCTGTTGTTTTTGCGCTATTGGCTGGAATATCCCACGACAAGCTAGTTGCATAGTTGTGTAATTTTGTTTCTCCTCGCAAGTCTTTCAATCGAATATGTGAGCGATCCCAGAGATTCACCATCTCAGCTGTTCCAACTACATACTCTGTATTATCGTTTGTAACAGCTTGATTTTTTAACGCTTGCATAAAACCATTTGAGATCTCATTATCTCGATAGTTAAGCAGCATTTCTGATTTTTGGGATGGCTCAGTAAAAGCATCTTCGCTATTTCCAATTTCAAAAGAACCCGTGTTATTCGCTATACCGATATAACCGTTATCTGAATTGTGCTTGACTTTTACGATTGGATTTGCTGGAACTGTTCCATTGTTGGCCAAATCAAATACCATTTTATTTCCTGTTACAGTAGCGTTAGCTATGCTATCAAACTTTTTGTAAGCTGAGCTGTGGGCTACTCCATCAGGAATGACAAGCTTAAACTCCGAGCGTTGAAACCATCTTGTCAAGTTTTCTGGAGTGATTTCATCAACTGGAAACCCCATATAATACTTGTCCGGTTCATCACCATAAACAACTTTTACAGGCTCTAGCACGTTCAAAACGCCAGCCAATTCATGTTTAAGGCGCTCAAGAGCCACCCCATCACGCTCGATCATGTCAAACTTGATAGTGTGTTCCTTTTCCCCACGTTTCACTTGTTGGATATTAACGCCCAGCGAAGGAGCATTATCAAATGTAACGCTCCTCTTGTTCCCGATAGGGCGAATAATATCCTTGATTTTGATGAAGCGCGACATATCAACGCCGTTAAAAACCATCGTTTTCGTCATTCAAGAATACCTCTCATTCTATTTCCCCGTCTGAGTTGCTCTGACTGATATTTAGCGAATTTATCGCCTGTTTTGGCGACTAAAGTACCATCGTTTAAGTACATTTCATTTGGTCGTCTAACAGCCGTCTCAGCTACATCCAGGGCTTTTTCGAGTAGTTCGCTAGACTTGTCCATAGTAACTTTAATTTTTTCAGCTATTGTCTGCTTACTACTTTGTTTAACAGTCACTTGAGCACCTAGTTTTTTATTCAAACCTAGAGCTATTTCTGGTCTAGTATCAATCATCATGCTTTCTTTTAATCGCAACATTGATCTTTTAACAGTGCCAGCATCCGCCTCGATACCAACAGCGATACCTTGAGGGATAAATCGTCCGACTTCATCACGCATCGCTTTAGACGGTGACTGGATTCTCAGAGCATCTTTGATAGTCTCTTTCACACTGGTTGCTATTGATCTAGCCGTTTCCAAAACGGCTCCAGCACCATTGTTCAATCCAGTATTTAAACCAGCCATTGCCATTTCACCTGCGTATGTGAAATCTGATGGTAGATTATTAAACGGTTCTTTGATTTGAGTTGATAATGTTGTCACTGAATTTGTCGGTTGCGACGCACCATTATCAATACCCTCAGCTAATCCAGTAGTGATAAAACCACCATACTCATTAAATACACGAGATGGGGAATTGATATCCATTTCACTTGTAAAGGATTCTTTTATATCATTAGCCATGTTTTTAGAAGATTCTCCAGCGGTAGAAGCTCCTTGTTCTATCCCTTGACTGACCCCGTTGGGGATTTCTTGCCCCAAACTAGAAAAGTCAGCAGCTGCAATTTCCTCTTGTAAGCTTGAAACTTGACTTTGTACAATACCCTTGATCTTGTCTGTGATACCCAAAGCACCCGTATCCATACCAGCAGTTAAGCCATTCATAGCTGACTCACCACCTTGAGTAAAGACTTCGTTCAATGTTGCCAATTTTTCGTCTGAGGCATTAACAAGTTCTTGAACATACAATCCACCTTGAGGCCCCATTGCTTGCAATTTAGCCAAAATCCCCTCGTTTACCCCACGTTCGGCCAATGTATTGAGGTTTGTTGCCCAATTATTAACCGCCTCTTGGTTTTTTTGGAGGTTCGCAATCATTTCGTCAACACTGATAGCTGACTTATACTTGATTTGTTCAAACATGTTCGTAGTTGTCTCAAGTAATTCATTGTACTTAGTACGCATATCGTCTATTGCTTTTTGTTGAGATTTAGACATATTTTCGTATGCTACAACTTGTCTATTTGAACCATTTTCAGCAGCTGTTGCCATTGCTTCAGATGCCGCCTGTTGAACTTGAGATGTTTTTTCGTACTCAGTTTGCAATTCTGTCTGGGTGTTTTTAAGCTCAGTTTCCTTGTCGTTCAGCTCCTGCAGTTTTTCTTTGCGGACACTATCGCTAACATTGGACTCTTCATTCCACTTATTACGTTGTTCTGCAATCTGCTTCAGTTGCTCACCAATTTCAGCGCGCTTTTGTTCGATATCAAGCAGGTTCTTTTGGGATGCCTCCCATGTCGATTCTGCCTCCATAGCTGAGATTCTAGCTTTGATTTCATCGCTATTGTGAGACAAAGAATCTGAGTTCTTATCATAAGCTAGATTTAGACCACTAACAGAGGCATTTAAAGCATCAATCTTTTTCTTGAGATTTTTCTTGTCTGCTGCAGTTTTATTTGTCTTTTGTGATAACTGGACAATTTCGTCAGCCAATTTTTGGTAAGATTCTGTATTACCTTTTACAGACTCAAGATTTTTTTGACGTTCTTGTGCACTTTGTTTAACAGAATCCGTTAATTGATCCGTACTCTTAACTAACTCCTCTTGTTCCGATTTAAGGCGTTTTGTTTCCTCGCTCTCAGCAGTTAGCCATTGCCACAAAGTCACACATGCTCCAACAACCAAACCAATCCCAGTAACAACCCAACCAATCGGTCCGGTTAAAGCTGTCAGTGCTGCTTTAAATGCTGTTGTTGCAGCGGTTGCAGCAATAGTTGCAGCAGTTTGCAAACTAATAGCACCAGTCAACACACCATAAAGAACAGTAGATGCTGTTAGTGCTCCATTGTTTGCCAGATTGGCCACCATTTGAGCTTTCGTGACTGTCCCACAAGTTGCTTGCGCAGCAGTGATTAAATTAATAATCTGTATTGCCCCTGCAGCTGTTGTTTTGAATGTTTGCCAGGAATTAATTAAGTTTTTTGTCGCAGTTATAGCTTCGTTGGCAGCACGCATAGCCACCAAAGCAGAAACTAAACTAATAATAACTGGCGTCAAAGATGAGATTACAGAAATTCCAGTACCCAAAATACTAAACAAAGTTTGAAAAACAGGTGTACTAGCTTTAATAACATTGACAATCACACCAAAAGCAGCATTGATAATCACTTTCAGCGCATCAAAGTTTTCAGCAATTGTTTTTCCTGTTGCTGCCTTTGTTAAGTCATCAAGAGCTTTGATAGTGTTAGCAACGCCCTTAACAATTGCATTTTTCAAGTTGCCAAAAGAGGTCTGAATCCCTTTACTATTAGATTTTGCAAGCTCGGCGAAACCACCAACACCACCATTTAACTCAATCAATTTTGAAGCGAACTGATCAAACGTAAGTTGTCCCTGTTTTAATGCAGAATAAAAATCATTCTGAGCGGATTGACCAGCAAAACCGAATGATTCAGCAGTCTTTTGCAAAGCATAGGGCATGGTTTCTTGCAACGTTTTCCACGATTGCATATCAACCTTACCAGCTGATAACATCTGGCTAAACTGTTGCAAACCACGGCTTGCATCAGCACTAGAAGATCCTGAGGCAAGAAAGGCATTATTAAGAGCAAGTGTTAGATCTGTTGATTTGTTTATGTCTCCAGTAATCGAGGTAAGGCGTTGAGCTGTACCAACTACTTCATTCAAAGTCGTAGGCAAACCCTCAATACCATTTGCAAGTTTCTTAGTTGAGCGCGTGACATCCTCTGTACTATGTCCCATAGCTTGCATAACTCTTGGGAAACTTTCTAACGTGTCAAAACGCTGAATCGCTCCACCCAAGGAATCCGTTAGAAGATCTACCGCTTTAGAGGCAAGTTTAAAGGCAGCGCCACCAAGAGCAAACTTCTTTAGAGAATCGCTCCCTCTGTCACCTTTCTGTGCCGTTCTATCTAACTCATCGTTTAGAACCTTGACTTTATTTCCATCAACATCAACAACGATGGTAACTTTTCCATCAGCCATTATCTTCTCCCTCCTTTCCTAAACTATATTTAGCTTGTAATTTGCGCATTTTATTCTTATCCCCACCATATTCTGGTTTCCATGCTCGGATTTCTATAATCTGTTGCATGATTGTGTTGTCCGGTAAAGCGTTCAAAAGCGCTTTAAATTCTGTCCATGTCAACTTATTTTGAACTTTCAAAAGATTGATGCCATAAGCTTGCAAAAAACTAGCGTAAATGTATTCTGCATCTTGTTCAAAATCAATCAATTTTTCTTGTTCTTCTTCATTTTTTGCTGTTGGCATGGGATTGCCTAGCAAATCATACTGAACAGTTTCTTTTTCGATTTCTAAAAAATGTTCTTTTATGTAAATCCAACAGTCTACAACCTCTTTGATGTCGGATAATTCTTGGCCAGTTAGCAAATGGACAATCAACTGTGCTTTTTCAAAATCTGTCAACTCTCCCTCTTTCAAGATTTCAAAAACATCAAGAACCTTATTAAAAGACAAGTCTATGTCATACTCCTTATCATCAATAGAGAAACTTGTGATTAAAGCATCATTTAATTTCATAGACATATTTTTTACCTAGCTATTTCTTTTTATTCTTTTTGTTTTTCTTGTTGTTCTTGATTGGAGTGACTTTCCCCTTGTTTAAATAGTGACTAGCACGCTCTTTCACTACCGCTTTGTGTTGCTCAGCAACTTCTTCTAACTTGTCATGCAACATGATTGCGGTCTGTTCTAGAGCGTTTTTTAGAGCGTTATAATCTGGATATACAGAATACAACTTATCAAATGTACCATCGCCAAAAATAAGATCATATTGAATCTCAAGCTGTTTCTTCTCTAGTTCAATAGCCCCAGCAACTACTTCTTTAGTTACTCCATCACGCTCAATTTTGTTATCAATATTTGCAGTTACCACAGCCAATTCATATTGGACAAGGCGACGTTGGAGTTCTTCTTCCATGTCATAAAATCGCATCAAGCTCTCTTGACTTGTATCAAACCATAGCTCTACTTCGCCGATTTTAACTGGGAAACCAGTACGTTTTAGTTCAATCTGAATATCTGTCATATCTCTACTCCTTTTTCTTGTTAAAAAAGGGCAAGGCTCAATGCCCGCCCTTATCAAAAGCTATTAGCCAATGCCAGTTTCTTTTGGCGTTGAGTTAAACGAAAGTTTGCATCCAAATGCTTCAAAGTCAGAGGCAGCGCCAGAACCTGCTTTGATTTCTGTTGCTGTTGCAGCTCCCACCCATTGTTTTTTCTTATCAGAAGAAACAACCTTGTGCCATAGCTTACGGTCATCCCCTGTCTTGTACTTCATGCTAGCAATAAGAGCCTGTGCCTTATCTTCTGGATCATAAGTACCCTCAAAGGTATAAGCACCTTTTACACTGACTACCGTTGTTTCTTCAACTCCATCACCGTCATAGTATGCTTGGTCATCTGTTTTCTCATCTGTATCATCTGATACATCTGAAATCCATTTAGCAAGTTCCAACCATGCATCTTCTGTGGATGGTTCAGTTCCTCCGTTGTATGGAGCTACAAAATGGCCACGGAGGGCGTTTTTTTGTCTCATTGTTTGTTCCTCTCTATTACGATTTTCGCCACAATTTCAATTGTGTAATAATAATAGCCTTGCTCATCCTTGCCTTTCATGGCAGGACGACTGACATCCATTCCCATATATTCATAGGAATTGTTATCACTCGGCAAAACTAAGTCTATCTTTGATAGTTCTGAGGTTACTAACCAGATAGTGTCATTAGCTACTGAGTTCTTTTTTGCCTTTACAGCAATTTCAAATGGCAAAGAAATCTCTTGTGTGCCATCCATATACTCTTTGTCCACTTTTCCACCTGGTATCTGATTGATAACAAGGTCATCTTTGTCATCCTCAAAATAATCAAAGCGTGGTTCAACTGGTAAATTTAAAGTCTTGATATGCTTTAAAAGTACATTTTGAAAGTCATTCTCTCGCATCAAAGCCCCATTCCTTTCACAAAAGCTCTAGCCCATTCTTCGGCATGATTGCTAGTAGCAACTTGATCCCATCGTTTGCCAGTTCCTGGAGTGGTGTATCTCCTAAAGGTGACAATACCGTTTGAGCCGTAAAATTGTGCCCTAGCGTAAACTGTTCCATAGACAACAGCATCACCTTGTCCAACGATTCGGCCAGAGGCTCTCAACTCTCCACCTCTCAAGGGGATATATTGCTCATTGTCTAGCAAGATCTGGCTAGCAACAGCAACCTTTCCTCTTGTCATGGATTCGCTCGAAAGTTTCTGTTTAGCTTTCTGCAAGTCAACTTTAATGGCAATACTCATTAGATCACCTCAATTTCTTGACTGAATATCTCACCATCATAATAGTTAGTTTGAAATCCATTAATTGTGTAATCTCCTATCCCATCGTTAACTTTTGCACCCATCCAACTGTTATCAACTGTCACAAAAGATAGCGAGGGATAGAGGTATATAACCCCTTGTTTTTGCCTTGATTTTGAATTTCCTGTACCGGTTTTTGAGTTACGATTGCCAGATACCCCCACTGATCTATCAAAACGTACATTTTTAATAGTCAACGGTTCTGAATATACTTCATCCCCATAATCGTTTTTATCAGCTACTTTTTTTATGGTTAGGACATCCTTTAACAAACGCTTGTCAATCCCTTTTAATAACCGCTTATCGATCATAGGCAACTCCAACAACTAGGCTAAAGCCGGCTTGTCTCAAAGCATTTTCAGCATCCATAGACAAATTAAATTGCTGACCTGCTGAGGTGCTTTGTGAGGTGCTATAAGAGATTGATGTACGGCCAATAGAAACGCTATTAGCTAGCTGTTTGTCATCCGCTGACATAATGCCAGAGGCGTCTAGATAGGCAATTTGGAAAGCCATAGCAAGCTTTACAGCAGATTTGCGATAGGCAATTTCTTTTTCAAAATCAATGCCTTTCTGATAATAACCATTAGTGTATAGATCAATCGCTATCTTTGCCCGTTTTGCCAATTTTTCAAAGCCTGTAACTTCATCAAAACCTAGCTCATCGAACTCTTCTTGTGTTAAATAAGTCATGCGTAACCTCCCTTAAAAATAAAGGGTGTTCCCACCCCTTATTTATTCAGTAGCATCAGCTTGTTCAGATTGTGTGGATACATCTTCTACAAGCTCTAAAACTGCAGCGACATCCGGAAATGTTTGCTTGAGGTCTTTATTGACTTGATCGGCATAATTCTGTTCAAGTTCAACAAATTCTCCCTCTGCCACATAAATACCAGGTGTCTTTAGAATTAGGTTCTTAATTGCTTTATACTTAGCCATTATTCTTTACCTTTGTCCTTAGTTTCCTTTGGTGTTTCAAGTTCGCTACCATCTTCCACAAATTCCTCAAAGCCATCTGCCATAAGTTGCACCTCAAGCTCACTACCCTCTTGCACGGTATAAACTTGATTTTCTTTGATGTATTTCTTCATCTACTACCTCCTATGCTGATTTATGTGAAACGTAAACCCCATCTTCTTGAGATTTCAAGACAAACAAATCATGGTACAAACGGTTTTGGTAAAGATAACCATCACCCTCTGTGTGTTGCCCAGGAGCAAAGAGATAGATAGAGTTAAATTTAGCTTTGGCAATGATAGCTGTCTTAGCCACGATCAAGAAATTGATATCTTTACCGCCACCAGCTTTCACAAATCCAGTTGTGAAATCAAACTGAGTTTTGAAACGTGCATCATCCCAAACCTCGATAAGTTGCACTCCATCTAGCGATGTTACACGTGTGTCAATTCCTTGAGGTGATGTAGTAGCGATTGCGCGTGTAAAGTCTTTAGCACGCTCTAGGGCATCCATTACCTCGCTAGATACATACATGACAAGGTTTGATGCTCCATATTTTCGCATTGGCAAAATAGCAGCTTTCAAAATGCCGTAGACATTCTCCGGTGTAATGCTATCTTCTTGTTTGAAATGACTACCATTGATGGCAGCTGTGGCAATTTTAGAAAAGCGGTAAGCGTCAACCTCTGGTGTTGCATGTTCTGAAATGAATGTATTTGAGATGTTAGCAGCTGAAAGCTCTTGGTTTGTTTCATCAACATCTGCTGTATCAACAAAAAACTCAACATCTCGGTCAAATCCAAGAGTATAAACGTTTTTATCGTTTGATACTGTACCTGAGTTGTAACCTTTAGAGCGTGTATGTGCCTTATATCCTGTTACAGAGATTGTTGGCAATTCAAATGATTTTGCACCGAGCCAATTTACTTTTGGCGTTTCAAGAATGGCAGTTAATGAGCCTTGCATAAGACGTTTTTCAAACTGCCCCTCATGTTTTGTGATGTAATTGATTGACATCTACTATTCCTCCTTTTTATTCTGTTAGCCCTAATGCCTGTGCAAAGGCATCTGGTGCTGGGTCTGTTGCTGTTGGATTTCCAAACGCAACGATATTTGGGTTAGGCTTGCCATCTTCTTCTGCTTTAAAAAGATATGGGTCACTTTCCTTTAGACCATTGAGGATGTCATCTAGTTTAGGTTTGCCACTGTCATCTAGTTCAATGGCATCAACATCAATAAACTTCATCAAGGTTGATGGATTGTGTGCTGTGGTATCTTTCAAAGCAAGGTTGATAGCATTCACCTTATTTGTTTTTGCCAGTTCATCAGCAGCCTCTTGTTTATACTTGTCATATTCAGCTTGTAATTCATCAATCGCCTCTTTCTGCTTAGCGCTGATACCTTCAAGAGATTTCAAGTGTTCAACTTGCTCCTCTGCCTTTTGCAACTGTGTTTTGAGACTATCTCGCTCTTTGGTGATAGTTTCCAAGGCTGATTTGTCCTCGTTGAGCTCTTTTCCTCGCAAGGCAAAGACTGATTTAGCCTGTTCCTCTGTCAATCCAAGTTTGAGTAGTTCCTCTGTTGTAAATGCCATTTGTACCTCCTTAGTTCTTTTTAGGTGGACAACTCCCACCGAAAAGCAAAATATTATTTACTATTTCAGTTTACTTTGGATGGAATGGGATTTTTTACGGTTTTAGGCACAAAAAAAGAGGGTTGTTTAGTAACCCTCTTGATAATTAGATATATGCTCTTTCTCTACTGTAATCACGGCTTAAAAATTCGTGTTGTTCTACAAGAGCTCTTATTTTCCCTTGATAAGCTCTAACTTTTAGCCTCTCAGCTTGTATCAGATCATCATCACCTAATGTACTAGCATAGTGCAATCTTTCTTTGTGATGCTTGATATTGCGCTCCAAAGCTCTTTGTTTAGCCTCGATGCGTGCATTTTCTTCCGCTTGTTCCGGCGTTAGGTCTTTCATATAGTCTGGCAAGTCTGGTATTTCATTTACCCCTACGATAAAAGGCGTAAGATAATGACCGCAATGGACACCTAGACATCCCCCAGCAGTACCAAAACCATAATCTAGCAAACTATGAATAGTAAGGCCGTTTATTGTTCTACCTTGACCTTTAGTGACTATCTTACCTTGCAATGGAGCGCATGCAGCTCTAGCAGACGACTTGATAGAGTAGTAAAAAGTATCTATCCCTAATTCCTCTGCAGGTCTTGTACGCATATCATTGTAAACCCTGTAAGTTGTCGTTTTAATAATTGCTCTGGCATAGCTATCTGCTCGCCACTCTCTCCCTGCGCTGTCAGTAAATCCAGTAAAGCCCTTTTTTTGCCAGCTCATGATAGTATCATTTAACGCCCTATCACTTGTTTTAGTCCCTGATACGACTTGTGCTACTGTCTGCTCTACAACCGATTTGAAAACAGTCTGTATGCTTGCTGGTAATGTTGAATTGATAAGATTGAGGTCACTTATAGCTTGTTGAGTATAAGACTCAAGAGCATCAATTACACCATTTCTAACTTTGCCACTAGATTCTCTTTTTAAATCTTCCTCTAGTTGCTCCTTTGTGTCCTTATAGACCTTTAATCCCTCATTAGCAATGACCTCTCTCAAAAGACTTTCAGCAATTCCTGTACGCTCAACAATAATCTTTAAGTTCTCCTCATTCAGCATGTACATATCGTTGAGCTTTTCTAGTTGCCATATATACGGATTTTTTGCAAGGTCAGCATTGCCACGCTCTTTAAGTCGTTTTATCATACTATCAAACAACTCAATTTGCATTTTAGAGTAAATATCACTCACGCCCTGCATGTGCAAAGAAAACTGTTGGTCATTGATTGTGAGTTGTTGCTTTTTATTGCCCATAATCAAGCCTCGCTAACTACCTCATAGGTTGCATTGAAAATATCTGACTTGCACGGATAAAACTCACCCTGCACTCCCTTAATAATATAATCCCCTTTTTGAGCTACCATATCTCCCTCAAGCGTTGAAATTACAATACTTAAATCAGAGCACAAGGTATTTTGTCCAATAAACTCTCTGATCTCTTCATAGTTTGACCCAATAAATCTAATTGCCTCAATTACAACTGGTTTCTTCTTATACTTCGCCATCTTCTTCCTCCTCGTTTTGTTTGCCTCTGCCATACAAAGCAAGCTCTGCATCGCTCTCTGGT